GATACCGTTGGTCGAATGGTGACAGCGAATCACGCATTTGATTTACGAAACTTAAAAGCGGCTGACTGTGAAAAAGGATTTATAGCTCACTATCTGCGATATGCAGAGAATAACGCCATAGAGCCACTAGAGAGCCATTTGCTAACCGATGGAGCGCAACTATCGACCGAGCAGCAAAAAGAAGCTAACAGGCGCAATGAGGCAGCTAAAAACGAATGCCTAGATGCTTTGCATAGTATGTTTGGCAAGCCAGAGCCAAAAGTGTCGACTGAATCACAGAAAGCTGGCGTAAAAACTGGCAGAATTAAAACTCATTACAAGTCAGCTAAGCAATTAGATGATGAACGAGAAAGGCAGCTTAGATTAATTAAGGATAAATTGTGAATATTTGTGGCGAGAACTTTATATTACAGACAAGCGTTGATTACGACCTGCCAGAGTTTGCTGTTAGAGAGGTGTTTAGAGTTAGTTCAAATCTTGTTGATTTTTACGATAGGTTGGAGCTAGAGCTGGGAATCCACCATGGAAAATAATACCTCATTTTACGATGCGTTCACAGGGCACGAAGCGCCACCGCAACCAGAGCTGGAATATAAACACGCTAACCGCCAAGACTTACACAAGCCGTATGAAAGCGAGTTTAGCAATAAGTGCGAGGATGCACCAACTGGCGCAGAGAAAACGACAAGTGCTGCAACTGAGTATTGGCGTTTTTTCACTGGACAGCAGACTAAATGCCCTATAGCTATGGGGATAAACGGCAGCTTTGATAGAAACACAAGCGACTTTAAAGGAGATAAAGCTAGATATATTCAACTTTACAGCGAGAGATTAAACGCATGAGCAAGCAAGTAACAATAGGACAGATTGCAACAGCTTTAACTAAGCATGTTGATAAATGGTTTAATAGCGCTCAGTTCTCAGAGATGACCGGAATTATCCATAAATGCGCAGCTCAAAGATTGCGAGTGATAGTTAAAAACAATCCTGATTATCTTGAGACTAGAAAGGTCGGAAGATTCGTCGAGTACAAAGTAAGTTTTGAGCAGATATTAAAGATGCAAGAGCAGGAAAAGCTAAACGTGGCCAAGCGAGGTATGTGCGCAGAAGATAGCAAGCTGGCATCAATTAAGCCTGAGCTTACAGAGAAGAAGCGCAAAGGATATGATTATTTATCTAGCGTTAAGTTTATATAACGTGACTAACATCACAGAATAAAATGCTGGATAGGCTAAGATTGGTTTAACTTAATGAGGGCGTATAAAATGAGCCTAGCAGAAACTTACAAAGCAAAACTACGCGCACCAGCTAACCGACAAGCAGCCAAGGCAAAGCTTAAGGCTAGCGCCATCTCGGTGCAAAAGCGTGGTGATGATAATATCTATACAATGCCTGATTTTAGTCGCTTGCTCCATCGTGTGTTAGTTGATGAATACCATGTTTTTGATAATCGAGTTACAGAAATTACAGAGGATATGGCGCGAGTTGCTATAATGAAATTTCCTAGACTTGTCTCTAAAATGCAGCTTATGCCTGCGGACATAATAGTTTATGACCATGTTTTAGGAGTTTGTAATGTTAGCTCTTCTTGCATTTCTGGCTTGACAGGTATTCACGTTGGCGCTGTAAGCAGGTCGCTAAAAAAGCTATCTGACCTAGGCTACATATCTAGGGTGAAAGCAAAAGGCGGAGCTTATATTTACAGCTCTATTTTGTGATATAGCTCACAGTTTAATATTGTGAGTTTAATATAATAGATTTAATTTATTGTTATGTTTGAATTAAATGCAAAATAAGGAGTAATTAGATGTTTTTTAAACAACGAAGAATAAATAAGCTGAAAATTAAAATAGCAAAATACAAAGCCTTGACAGAGTCGTCAGTGCGCTTTACTACTGGTGATACAAATTCATATTTTATAGACACGCATCATAATAATGTGGCCGCACTGGCTAAAGCAGAAGCTGAGTTAGCTATATTAACTGAAACATAACCACTCATTAACGCGATGAGCTGTAAGCGAATTCGCAGTTTAATTACTTGTTATGTGAGAGTTTTATATAAAATTAGGAGTAGAAAATTATGGACTTATTTGGAATAGACCCACGACTTCCAGTTACAGCAAGTGTATGTATGAGGGTTGGCATGGCTGGAAACTGCGACGTTGACTGCCCTGCCTTTGTTGATGGTGATTGTGAAGAGCCACAGGAATTTACAAAAGAATCAGTTATAGAATTTTATGGTGATAATGCCATTGATATTTTAGAGCTTTATGATTGCTTTGAAGATAAAGAAACGTAACATTTAAGTATTAAGCCGCAAGCGTAGCGAGTCGGTTTAATCGGGTATTATGTTGTAGTTAAACGAGGGGTTATGAAAGAGTTTAAACTAACACTATCAAGTCTTGGCTATTGCATATCTGAGCTAACTAAAATATTGCAATCAAGCAATAAAGCTTACAGGGTGACAGTTAAGGAATGGAAAGAAACCCGCTCTTTAAGCCAAAACTCTCTTTACTGGCGATGGCTAGCTGAGATAGACAAGCAAGCGCCATTGCAGTGCGAGTCTAAAATAAGCGGCTCGGAGATGTGGCATGAGGTATTCAAGAAATATTTTTGCCCTGTAAAGCAGATAACAAATGGCAATGTGAGCGTTAAGATTCAATCAACAAAGTCGCTTGATGTGGGAGAGTTCACATTTTATCTAAACAAAATAGAGCAATGGTGCATTGAGCGCGGTATTAAGTTAACAGTGCCAGTTGACTCGGAGTATGCAAAACTAATGGAGAGTCAAATAATATGAAAAGCAAAAAGCTAAGAGATAGCGCAAGAGGTCGTGATTGTGAGTTAAGATTGATCGGAACTTGCAACCACAACAGTGAAACAACAGTTCTTTGTCATATAGGGCGCGACAGAGGGACTGCAATCAAGTGTAATGATACAATGGCAGTGTTTGCTTGCAGCTCTTGCCATGATGCAATTGACGGACGCACGAGCTATGATTCAATTGCCAATCCTAATATACAAGATGACCTATTGAGGGCGCTAGAAGCAACTCAAGATTACTGGATTAGAGAGGGGTTGTTGAAGATATGAATAAGTATAAATTTACACTCCCAATATACGGCATTGTAAGCGTAAAAAAACCAGGTGTATCAATGAGCACGAATTGGTACAGAAACGCTCACTACCAATCGTCAAATATTGCAAAGAAGCGGTTTAAGAAGTTAATGCAAGAGCAGCTTATTAAGTTCGATCCGTTTGTTGGCAAGCTAAGGGTTGATTACACTTACTATGCAAAAAGAAGTGGAAGCGATTTAGATAACTTTATTGGTTGCGCTAAAAAGTTTTTCCAAGACGCACTAACTGAGTCAGGGCTTATTGATGACGATAATTGCTCTGTGATAATAAAAAACACCGAGACTTACGGCGGCATTGATAAAGAAAACCCAAGAGTCGAGGCGGTAATAGTTGAATTAGAGAGTTAGCTCACAGAAAAATATAAGCCATTTACTATAATTTTCGTAAATTAAGCAACGGAGGTTATGAAATGGCATCATTAAGGCACTTTGGAATTGCGTTTGTTGTTCTTGTTTGGGTGGTTGTTTTATCTGCTCAATTTATTTTTTAGCAAACGGAGTTACCATGAAAAATTTACTATTAGTTATATTTGGTTTTTTAGTTAGCGCAATAATTTGGATTTTAAGCAGCGGTGGCGAGCATGGTATAATAGCGCCGTCTGTAGAGTTATTTATTGTTTCGTTAATGTTAATTCAAACGGAGAAATCAGCATGATTAATCAAGACAGCAACCTAAGCGAGAAAGCAAAGCTTGCACTAAAACACACTCGAGATAAAAAGCGAATTAGAGAGTATCACGCAAGGCTGCAAGCAGAGGAGCGCAAAGCTAAGCGAGCTGCAAAGGTCCGAAAGGTAGATGATCCTACTCCATGTAAAAAGCCGCCAGAACCTACGCCTGAGCTTGTAGCACGACGCATTGAAATGGAATACATGCGAGAGCTTAAAGAGATAGAAAGTTACCATGAACTATAAGGGTAAATCAAATGAAAAAGACGATAAAAGTCAGGCTGAAAAAGAAGATGCAAAGCAAAAAGCGTTGCTGTTTTCTAATGAGCAAAAAGACGTACTTAAATTAGCAGAGGAGTTAAGTAAAAATGGGAATTTTTGACGCGCTATCAATTGCACCAAAAGCGGTTGATGATATTTTAGATAAAGACGATGGGTTGCTCGTTAAAGTCGGCGGGTGGATTAATGACCAGCAGCTAACAGATGCAGAAACGTTAGCGGCAAACGCAAAGACTGTTGCAGATGTCCAAGACTTTGTCAAAGCAACTCTAAGCGAAAGCACAGAGCGAAGCAAAGCGCGAAGAAGCATAGCCGACAAGTGGATCACAGCTCATCTGGCTATTATTTTGCTGTTTTGCATCGCGTTACCATGGAATCAAGAGGTTGCAGCTCAATATCTTGAATTGGCAACTAGCAACACTATGGGGTGGGTTACTGGTGCTATATCTGTTTTCCATTTCGGCAGCTATGGATTATCAAGACATAACGAAACAAAAGCGAGTAAAAAATGATTGAAAAAGAAAAGCGAGCGTTAAAGGTTCGCGTAGGCGGTCAAATTCACAATGCTATGATGTGCTGCATTGAAAACAAAACAGCGTGGCGATACGGACTAAAAGCATGGAACATCATAGGCGCAACAAGAGAACCTAGAAGCGATTATATGCGCGTAGAAATGGAGGAGGCGGTATGAATACAGAAAACTTCAATCACAAAGAATTGGCATGTAAATGTTGCGGCGAATACAAAGCGGACGTAGCAATTTTGATTATATTGGAAGATTTGCGCGAGCATTTTAAAAAGCCAGTATTTGTTAATTGCTCAACACGATGCAAAAAGCATAACGCAGAGGTTGGTGGAAAAGATGGCAGTCTACACCTTACAGGGCAGGCTGCAGACATTCACATTAAAGGCGTAACTCCTTATGAAATATATAAATATTTAGAATGTCGGCCTTATAAAAATGTAATTGGGCTTGGCCTTTATGATGTGTTTGTGCATGTTGATTCTCGTGGATACAAAGCACGTTGGTAATTTGTGAGCCGCATCACGGTAAATTAATGTAGGTAGGCTAAACTACCTACATTAATCAAAAGGAGCAATAAAGATGAAGAAACACACAAAAGGCAGTCCAATTACAAAAGATGCCTGCTTATCTCGCAACGTAACTTTTGCGCTAAAGTCTTGGATTGACAACTGGAATAGTTTACGAAGAGGCAAATACTCATGCGAATAAGTGAAGATGAAAAGAAAGCGTTAATCTACAGCTTGTCACATCAGGCAAGCTTAATGGAGTTAAATGCAGATACACTTGCAAAAACTCTTGACCCTGCATTGTGCAATGAGTCGGTATTTATGCGGCAACAAGCCAAAAAGGTGCGCGACCTTGCTCTAGATGTAGAGAATAGACTGTAATGAAGTGGCTCAAAGCATTAAGCTTAACTGCGCATGGCAAATCTGCTAAACAGGTTGCGGATATGATGGGGATAACTCAGGATTGTGTAGTTAAGCATTTACTAAGAGCCAGAGTAAAGCTAAAGGCTAAAACAACAGCGGAGGCTATTTATAAAGCGGCAAAGTCAGGGTTAATTTGCTTGCTGATAATAACAAGCTCAGCGCAACAGTTTGATGATACAGCTAGAATAAGCAGAAGAGGAAGCAGAACAGCAAGGGTTGTCAGGGTTGCAAGAAGGCCAAAGAGCGAGAAAATGATTTAGCCAGTAAATGCAATCTTCATAACAGCACCAACAGTAACGGTTGTTATAGCTACGGCAGATGCAATTTTCACTCTATTGTCAGTTACTTTTTGCGCTAATAACTCAGCTTTTTTGATTGCGTCGTCATAAGTTTTATTTTTAACTTCTTGCGCAGACTGTGTTTTTAGTATTTCAGCGATATCTTTTTGAGTTTCACCGATTGATTTTAATATTACATCGGTTGTAGCTGCATGCATTTGCAGGCTCTTTAAGTCGTTTTTAATCTCTTTGATTTCGCTCATTGGTACTTCCATAATTAAACCCATAACCTGTGTATTGTATCGTATTATTATACACTTGAGAAATTTTTAGCGAGAATACAGAATTCAGTAACATTTTGTGACTAGTATCATAGTTTTAATTAGATAGGTTTGCTATAGTTACTACATCAACAACGGAGGCGATAATGATAAATACAATTAATGTAATATATATGTTTTTTAATTTACCAATCGTTTTCGTTTTGGTAAAAATTACAGAGCCTAGTCTGTATCGAGTGAGTGAATATGAAGCAAGTATATTCAGCTCTATTTTCTTGCCACAGCTGTTTAACACATGGCGAACATATAATGTCACCCATGCTAGGGATAGTAACTAGGATTTAACATTAAGCCGCATAATTGCGGCTTTTTGGGTGCAAGAGGCTAACGAAGCATCACCATTTCAACACAATATCTTGTAAATATGTGCGGCGGTGCTTTGTTAACTAACTTAACTAACGGGGAATGATGATGGATATTAAATTTAGAGCGTGGATGCAAGACGAGAAAGCTATGGCATTTTTCGACTTTTATGATATTTTTGGTGGAGAGTTCGACAGTGGAACACACATCCCTAGTGACGACATGATAATGCAATTCACAGGACTAAAAGACTGTAATGGAGTTGATATTTACGCTGGTGATATTGTTTATATTGCTGGTTATGGTGATTGCGTCGCAGTGTTTCCGTTCATTGAGCTTTACGAGGCCGCAATAGAAGATGACATAGGCGAAATAAAAGGCAATGCTTATGAGAACAAAGAGCTATTGAAAAGTGTGAAGTAAAGCGTATAATTGATGTTGCAGTGTGATGACTGTTTGATTGAATAATTGATAAAGGGTTTTTAGTAAATGTGTGATTCTTGGTGGGTTTTTGTCTATCAATTTTCACCCCTTCATCAACAAGGGTTACATATTTACTAACAGCCCTTTTTTATTGCTTGTGTAGTTCATTGGTAGAACAGATGCCTTATAAGCGTCAGAAGAGGGTTCGATTCCCCTGCAAGCACCAACCCTTCAAACACCCTCAATACTGCCGTGTCTTTATTAAAGCGGTTTACCACGACAAACTAAATCACTAACAATTTAAACTAAAATTATCAATACGACCTTAAGACGGGAATAAACATTCGTTAATGGTGGTAAAGCCAAAATGCAAGGATTCACAATCCAATTTTACGCAGGCTATACGGGTTTGAGCTGATCCAATATTCAGTTGAATGATATTGTGATTGATAAGCTTAATAACTTTAAGTAACCAAGTAATGATAGGTCTATACCACCTAACGTCTTAATTGACCTTATTACTTTAAATAATTAACTAAATAAAGGATTAAATGATGGATCTATATGTGAGCAAATACCCGATAGCTTTAGAGTTTCCAAATGTAAAGTTAGAAAACAGTATTGAACAGCAAGTTAGAGATATAAGAGCCATTAATAAGCTTCCTGCTGGCACTGTGTTTGAGGCTCTATGTGTTGACGGCGGTGAGGTTTTAATGGCATGCGAAAGCCATATAATGAACTTTAGGCCAGCAGATATCGACGCGCTATTTAACATTGCAAGCGTTGGTAATTTAAAATTAACCAAGGAATAAACATGAACTCAAAGCCAGAAAAGCAAATTTGCCAGTCTTGCATGATAGAGCTTGGCTACACTAGAAAAGACAGGGGGTGCCACACCGCTATCTTGGTTAAGTGCTCAAAGTGTGGGAATGTAAAGCCAATATTAAGCGGTCGGCATTTTAAAAAGCTGAGACACTCATAACAGAACAACGTAAGCAGATAAGCTAGACTGTTGTTAATTAATCAAGCAAAGGAATCATTATGGCAACCGACACAATAACAGGAAAGGCAATAACAGAGGCAATTAAACCAGGAGAGCGCTTTAATAAAGACTTGCTATACACTCGATTAACTGCGCTTGGTTACAAAGTCAAAGCTAATTCATGCGCTTCAAGAATTAATCAGCTGCAAAGAAAAGGCATGGCTAGCAGAGCAAAAGAATATGGTCACTTTTACCTAACTGGCACACAGCGAAACGCATTAATGAAAGACAAGCAAAAGAAGCGCAAAGAAAAAGAGTGCGAGACTAAAATGTTAGATATCGAGAAACTTTGTTTATATGGACGACTCGTGAACTAAGTCACAGTTTTATTTATCAGCTTAACTATACTTATATCAAGTTAATCAGGAGGTTGTTATGAAAACTGCAATTAGACAAATACTAATCAATGTAAAAGAGCTGCGCGAAAAGCAAGATATTGTTAACTGTTGCGGCTGTGATTTAGATATTGAATGTAAGGGCGTTAAGTTTCAAGATTGCCCGTTCAGTAGCTTAAAGAATGTAACGCGAGAATTAAATTATATTAACAATGGGGTTTTAAAATGAAAGGTTCAACTTGGCTAACGCCCCTAACGGCGGGTGTTTCTTTTGGTTCAATAGCACTAGGTAAGGTTGATGGATACGTGCTTGTTTCATTAGCAGTGCTTTTAGCGGCTCAAGTTATATGTCAAACAATAGAGGATAAATAAAAATGAAAAGACTAACAAAAGAAGAATTGGAAATATTAGAAAACGCACCAAGGGGAGCTACTCATTATATGGAGCTTGAGGGCTGTGGTTCTGAATATGCTATTAAAGATAACGGTAAACTTAAGGAAGTTGGATCGCTTGAGCTTATATTTACAGACGTTTGGGACGCAACAGAGCTTTCAGACCTACGAAAACGCAAAGAGCAAGAAGATAAGCAGAAAAAGATTGTTGATGCGGTTGCCGAACTGGGCGTCAACCTGCCAGATGTGGAAGGCGACGAGGCAACGCAGGTTATTGTTGAAATGCGTGACTTTGATGAATTCAAGATAGGTCAGTTTTGCACAGGCAACTCAGTCAGAGACAATAGTTACTGGAATGTCGTTTGTACAGCTGATGAATTCAACCAATGCGTTAAAGAAATGAGTCTTCACGCTGGAGAGGTTGAATTTCTTAGGTATAGAGCCAATATTTTAAATCGCGTAGCTTCCGAGATTAAAGAAAGTGCAACGCAAGAGCCTTTAGAGTGGGTTAATGGTGAGCTTGTTGATTGCTCCGAGCTTGGTTATTGAGAGCTTCCGTTTATTGGTATGTCTAAATGTGGTAGTTATGGGTTCATTCAGAGCGGCGGTCTTGACTCATTCCCTATAAAGCTATCTCGAATGAAAAAGCCACTAACGGATGAGCAAAAGGAAGCTAAAGATCGTCAAGTTAAAATTGACGCATGGAAGAGTGAGTTTTTTAGTGGTGTTCATAAAGATGATTTTACACCAGATGAAGTATTCAGCTTGCTAGTAGATGCAGGCATTGAATATCCACTATAACAAAAAGCGTTGGCATCAACGCGAGACTCTAAAGGGATGGAAGCTACAGTCAAGGCGCGTTTAACCACAGGGCAGATACTATTCCGATTTGCTTGCTGAAATTGATAGTGATTAATTGATGTAGCCATGGTTTAAACTCCACATAGCAGGCTAACCCACTGCGGCGATAAGGGTTATCAACTTAACTTAAGGGATGATGGCATGAGTAAGAAGCAAGAAAGAATCAAATTCCTAGTTGGAATATACAATGTAATTAACAACGCAGAGTCGAGCCAGTCTGACGATAAGCTCGCATATAGAGCGGACGACATTAAAAGCGCAATAAAAACAATCCAGCATTTGCTAAAGCAGGATGGAATTGTTGGCGTTGACGCTAATAGCAAGGTAGATTCGACAGCTTCACAATAGGAGGTGATCCATAGACACTGTGAAAGAATATGACAGGAGTTTGCTGGAAGCTCAGAAAATCCTTGAAATGGGCTTTATTTTTGTGACATAGCTCACAGTATTATTTTTATAGTAGAGTAAGATTAAATAATGTAATTAAGAATGTATTTATATGTAAACAGCCAATAAGGATAGGATCATGACCGATAAAAACCTCAACACTGGTAACGGCAACACTGGCGACTGGAACGCTGGTAACGGCAACACTGGTAACGGCAACACTGGCGACTGGAACGCTGGTAACGGCAACACTGGCGACTGGAACACTGGCGACTGGAACGCTGGTTACCGCAACACTGGTAACGGCAACACTGGCGACTGGAACGCTGGTTACCGCAACACTGGTAACGGCAACACTGGCGACTGGAACACTGGCGACTGGAACGCTGGTTACTTTAATCAAGAAACACCATATCAAATAAATATTTTTGACTCACCAGCAAATAAATCAGACTGGGATAGTTGCGATAAGCCTGATTTTATATATTTCGCTTTAGCCGAGTTCGTATGTGAATCAGAAATGACACAAAAAGAAAAAGACGAAAACGAAACCTTTGGGAACATTGGTGGGTATTTAAAGAAAAAAGACTACAAAGAAGCGTTTAAAGAGTCGTACAGCAAAGCGACAAAAGAAGATCGGGAAAAGATATTTAACATTCCAAACTTTGACGCTGAAAAGTTCCTTGCTATCAGCGGAATAGATGTTCGCATTGATAGTGACATACAAGAAAAGAAAAAGATGTTAATAGAAAAGGCTGACGAGCTATTAAAGCAAGCAGAAGAGTTATAACTAATGCAAATAACAAATTAACAAAGGAGAAAGAAAATGTGGTTTACAATTAACATCTTATTATTTGCAATTGGCTTTTGCTTGATTGCATACGCTAAATATATCGATAGTTCAGAGAATTACTACGCGCTAACATATGCATTGTTTGGTGCGCTAATTGTGATTATCGGTTCATTTTCAAGTATTGCGCTAGGTGTAACTAACTTGGTACAAGGTTGGTAATTGATTTTAACAAAGGAGAGGTAGGAATGAGTAATTTAGAATGCACGAAAGAGGTTAATGATTTACTGTCAACTATAAAAATGGTTGTTGATAATGGAGTTGATCTGGTCGCTGGAAACATGCCAGAAGTCATAGAGCAGCTGTTGACATATAGCGTTATAGATACAGTTACAGGAATGATTTATTCTTGGTTGCTTGCATTGGCTTGCATTGCTTTTGCGGTTAAGGCAAACAAGCTTCGCGCAGAGCGCCCATGTGATGACTGGTTTATTGGTGTTGCGTTTGGCTCCGGCCTTGCGTTTGGGTTTTCTACTTGGTTTATATGTAGCACGCTTGAGTTGATAAAAATCACTTTAATGCCTAAGCTGTGGCTTATTGAGTACGCTGCAAGCTTAATTAAATAAGTGGAACAACAAAAGGACGAATAATGTTTAAAATCAAGAAGGGCACATGCAAAGACGGGCCAACTATTGAGCTTCAATTTGACACAATAGAAGAGTATATCGCTTACGAAGAATATAACGACAAGATGAAAGATAACACCAGCAAAGATTGACAAACCAAGCCCTTTAACGAGGGCTTTTTCATATCCAAAGTAAAGTGATATACTAGGGCAGTGTAAATAATTAGCGAGGGCGGCATGTTTAAAATGAACGAGGAGCAGAAAGCTCTATTTGATGAGCTAACAACATTGCAACAAGAAATAGCATTAAACTCTATATCTGGCATGAATGATATAGATAGCTACAAGGCTAGTAGCGGAAAGGCGTCAACAGTAAAAGCGATGGAAGCGAGTGTCTGCCAAATCTTAGGGAATCGTAAGGTTACAAGATTTATAGATGCAATGAAGGCTGTAACCGTAAATGACGCTGTTATGAGTCGTGACGAGGCTATGAGGATACTTTCTAATAACGCAAGGGTTAAGGTGTCAGATATAGCTACATTCTATTACGTGGCTATTGGTGAGGACGAGGAAGGAAACCCAATAATGAACACGACTTGGAAGATGAAAGATAGCAGCGAAATAGACCCATCTGTAATGTCGTGTATTAAGTCTGTGACTATGACAAAGAGTGGCCCAAAGATAGAACTTCACGACCAGCAAGGGGCAATTAAGCAATTAGCAACAATGCAGGGGTGGGACTCGGCTAGCAAACTGGACTTGTCATCAAGTGATGGCAGTATGTCTCCATCAAAACTGACAACGGAAGAGGCTGCAAAGGTTCGCGCTGAGATGCTTAAGTCTGATGACTGCTAAACGCTTTGCTATAACAAGGCTGAAAGAGTTTATATCTGACGGGTTATACTTTAATAGGTATTTCTTCAAGCAGAGAATGGGCGCTAAGTTAATAGTTTCTGAACACCACAGGGCAATACAGTCAGCTCTTGATAAGTGCATAAGCGGCGATATAACGAGGCTTATAATAAACGTGCCGCCTGGATATACAAAGACAGAGCTGGCATCAATAGGAATGATGGCAAGAGGGTTGTGTATAAATCCTAGGTCTAGATTCTTGCACCTGTCTTATTCGCATAAGTTAGCCCTTTTAAATTCGGCAACAGCTAGGTCGATGGTTCAATCAAAAGAATTCCAAAACGTATCGCCCATTGTCACTAGAAGCGATGCAGACTCTAAGGAGATTTGGCTTACAGAGGATGGCGGCGGCGTTATTGCTACGTCTGCAAGCGGGCAGGTTACTGGCTTTCGAGCTGGGCATATGGAGGACGGTTTCACCGGGTGCTTAATTATTGACGACCCTGTTAAGCCTGACGATGCGTATTCCGAGGTTATGCGAGAGGGGGTTAATAACAGATATAACGAAACAATATCATCTCGCGTGGCGATAGAGTCAATCCCAATCATAGTTATAATGCAAAGAATCCACCACAATGATTTAACAGGGTACTTACTAAGAGGTGGGAGTGGTGAAAAGTGGCATCACCTGAATTTACCAGTAATTATTGATAATTCAAAACCATACCCATCAGAATACACTCACGGAATACCGGTAGATCACGGGCTTAGAGATGGTTGGCTATGGCCTTTTAAGCACAACGACAAGCACGACAAGGCGCTCAGGTCACACAGAAGAAAGTTTGCAGCTCAGTATATGCAAGATCCAATCAAACGAGATGAAGAGACCGCGCTATGGAAAGAGTCAACTATAAACAATTCTAGAGCGCTTGATTATGGAGATAGACCGATTAAAACGGTTGTTTCCATTGACCCGGCAACAACAAACAACACCACTAGCGATGAGCACGGAATAACTGTAGAGAGCAAGCATGGGGATAATCAATACTCAGTTGACGCAGATTACTCTATAAAAGGCTCGCCAAAGCAATGGGCTGAACGCGCAATAATGGCGTATGAAAAGCACAGTGCGGACGCAATTGTAATAGAAACGAATCAGGGCGGTGATATGTGTGAGGAAACACTCAGGAACGCTGGTTTTGACGGAAAAATAATTAGGGTGCACGCATCGAAAGGCAAGGTTGCAAGGGCTGAGCCAGTAGCGGCGCTTTACGAGATGGGGTACGTGTCACATGGAGTCGGTTTAGTTGAGGTTGAAGATGAGATGATGGATATGGATCCGTTAACGGGCAAGAGTAACGGGCGGTCACCTAATAGAGTTGACTCTGTTGTTTGGGGGCTGTCTTATTTATCTGGTTGCGGAGAGTTCACTGACTACGCCTCTATCTTATAGTATGATATAATGCAAGTATTAATCGAGGGATAATAAATGGCATCATTTAAAGACGGCTTGAAAGATGTATTTTCAGGCTTAATAAACAAGCGTAACGGCACAAGCAGAAATGTTGTAACTAATCGCAGGTTGGGTGAAGAAGAGCTGCGCACAATGTACAAAACTGGCTTAATGTCTAAAATAATAAGGCTAAAAGTCGGATACTCTTTGAATGATACTATGCAGTTTGAAAGCACAGATTATAAAGAGTTTTACGATAAACGCTTGGCAAAGCAGGTTAAGAAAGCGTCCAAGTACATGCTCGGATTCGGGCGTGGCGTTATCATCGTGTTTAGCAAAGGTGATGACCTGCGCACGCCTCTCAAGCCAAGCGGCACTAAGGCGCTAGAAACTCGCGTGTTTAGTGGTGACATGGTAACGGCCAACAGCCCAACATACGACTTAACAAGCCCTCGATACTACAAGCCAAAATATTACATGATTAACGGTCAAACTGTGCATTGGTCGCGCGTTGTTGATTTCTCATATTACGAGCCAGCAGAGAGAGACAAAGCAGAATACAATTTCGGCGGACTATCTGAGTCAGAACTTATCTATGACCAATTTGTGAATGATGGCATAGTGCAGAGAGCGGCAGGCTCAATTATTGATAAAGCTTCAACCTTTGTATATAAAATCAAAGGCTACAAGGATATGCTGCTCAAGAAGCAAGAGAAAGCCGTGGTCGAATACGTCTCCACTTGCGAGGATGGGCGCTCTATTTATGGCGGATTAATCACTGACGCTGATGACATGGTTGAGGTGTTAAGTCAATCGCTAACTGATTTAGACAAAGTGGACAACATCACACTGAGACGCCTTGCAATGGTTACTGGGCTAGGTATGACAGCGTTAATAGGCGAGCAAGCGAGTGGTTTAAATGCAAGCGGAGACTCTGAAAGGCAAGGATTCCAAGATACTATAGAGAATATGCAATCGGACTACCTTGAAGAGCCTATCAACTATCTGGCTACACTGTTTGGGTTAGGGCAAATTACATTTAAAGATAACCAAGGGCAAACACCTACCGACCGAGTTGACTATGAGAAAAAAGCTGTTGAAGTGGCTAAAATCATGTGGGAAATCGGCGAGGACTACGCTACATATCTGAAAGGAAAGGATATTATCGAGCAAGACGACTGGTCAAGCTTTTGGGGTGAAGCTGATAAGCGAGAGACAAACGGAGATGTATTAAGCCAGTTCTTATCAGAAGAAGTCGCGCCACTAGAGAAAGAAGATGTCTGAGTTTAAAGCACCAGAGCCGCTAAAGAGCGAAGAGAAGCAGCTAGAATCAGCTATGTTAAGCATGGTTGATTTAATGTCGCGCATGTATAAGAATCAGGTTATCCTAGAGCTAAACAAAGGCACTATAGATAAGTTTACAGACGCGCAGGTAGGTAACTATGCCGCAATACTAACCAAGCTTGCAAAGGCCGCTAGTAAGTCTCTGGTAGCTAGATTTAGCAATAAGCGCATAAAAGACTTGGTAACACAAGTGTTCACGCGCAACGATAATCGAGCTAAAAAGATATTCTATGAGCGTGTGGCTAAAGACATTGGAATTGACCCAACTTCACTGCTAAAGAAAGACGGCACAAAGTACGACTTTAACGCTTTAGTGCTAGAGACAACTCAATGGGCGCAAAAGCTACGCGACGAAACTTTGGAGATGTATACCGCTAACACTCTGCGCTCAATGACTCAAGGCGATACGATAGAGAGCATATTAACTCAGTTTGACAGAATGAAAGAGAAGCGCCGCGACCACGCTAAATTCACAGCTAGAAATCAGGTCGCCAACTTCAACTCGATAATGAACAAGACGCGAGCGCAAAAACTAGGGGTAACCAAGGCTATCTGGATATCATCAAGCGACGAAAGAACAAGGCCATCTCACGCGCAAAGAGATGGCAAAGTGTTTGATTTGAGCGAGGGGTTATACTCTAGCTTGGACGGTAAGACTTTATTGCCCGGTACTGACTATCAGTGCTTTACAGAAGACTCAAAAGTGAATCACACTTCTTTTATTCGTAAATTCTACAGTAGAAGGTACACTGGTGAATTGTCCGATATCGTCACGGATGACGGCGCAGTCCTTACGTCTACAGCTAATCACCCAATACTCACCACTAACGGGTTCAAGGCTGCTAGCCTCATTGATAGCAATGACTATATCATCAAAACTATTGATCAAACTTTCGATCTCGTCGAACTGTACGGCTATGACCCGGTACCCACATTTAAACAGATCTTTTGCTCTCTTGATCTCCTTGGGGTTGAACATGCTGTATCGCCCTCTGTCGCTGGTGAGTTCCACGGCGACATTTCCGATGGCGAAATCAACATTGTAAGTATGGATAGCCTTTTGAGCGATGAAGTTAATTCCTCTGTCGGAGAGAAGTTCTTTAAACTCAACCTCTCCAACTCCGAACAGGCAGTCATACTTGATTTTTTCACGTGCAGAGGCGATGGCCTTTCTGGATTCAACGCTTTTGGGTTTTCCTTTGGACGCCTTGTGAGCTGCCTTGACCTGTTTCACTCTAGATTCATCGCTCATTTGACTCCACTTGAGCTTTTCTGCTTCACTTTGGGTTCTTGGTTTGATCCCGGAGTTAAGGAGTCTATTTCTTATAGCAGCTCTACCAACTCCGAAGTGTTTAGCGATACTGTTTTCGCTTTGTCCGTTTTGGTACATGGTTGTGATATTATCAACAGGAAGATTGACTCTCTCAAGTCTGGAAGGCTTGGTTTTGGGGAAGGTAATACCAAGCTCCTTGGCTCGTTTGCTAAAAGAGGATGGGTGCATGGGGATTGTGGCGGCGGCAGCTTTGGAGGTGATAATACCATCCAATACAGGTTGTGCCGCGTTAATAATAATTTCGTTAGGGATTTTTCTGGGCATGTTTATAACCTCGAGACAATTTCTAACGACTATACAGTAAATACATCCGCAGTGTCAAACTGTCGGTGCGGGTATCGAATGATTGTAGATGATGAGGAGAATAACGAATGAGTACACAAGCTGTAGCGTGTCCAAAGGGTGAGTGGACACAAATAACAACGACAAGCAAAGATGGTGCTATTGTCTTGCGTTCTGGTGGCGTAGTGTTAACCGAGCAGGCGACATTGCCAACGCTAGAGCCTTCTGAGTTGCCGTGGGCTGCTAGTATGGTTAATAATGGTGATAGTAAACGATATTGTAATATTGAGGCTACCGACTTTATTTATGCGTATGGCGTAGATGATTCAGAGCTAGATGTTACGCCAGTCGGAGGGGTTTTATAATGCCAATTTACGAAGGTGATTCATGTTGCGGAGCGATATCAGCGGCAGATCAAGAAAAGCTAGCAGCACTTCCTAAGTTGCATTTTGGGGCGTTTTGCGCTGATACAATACCCGTTAGCAATGATAGAAATAACCCCACCAGATTTGGAGGTGCAATTGAGCTAACAAAGGTCGCAACATCAAGCCCCGAGTTTGAATTTTACAATGCTGTTGATGGTGCTCAGTGGGTAAAAAATAACTCAACCAAAACAGTGAACATGGCCGGATCTGTTTCATATCAACTTGACAATGGAACTGGTGGCGCTGCAAATATAAAGCTTTGGACTGAAATTTCAGAAGATGACGGGCTTACATTTACAGAGGCGGCAGTTTCACTAAGAACAAGCACGATTGCAAACACATCCGCATCGAGCCAAACAAAAGCATCAGCAATAGACTCTTTCGCGCCAGGTCAATCTATCAGGTGGGCGTTCTTTAATAGTGAATCAAGCACTCTGACGTTAGCCCCACCAAGTGAGCTTGTTAATGGTGGGAATACAGTGGCAGGCTTAAGTTTCTTTTGGGAGCTATTAGAGCCATAACAAAAAGCCCCTTGATTGGGGCTTTTTGTTTTAACTATTTTCAATGCGCTCTTTTGCAATATTAAAATATGCTTCATCCATTTCAATACCGATGAATTTACGGTTTAGGTTTTTTGCTGCTACGCCAGTTGTACCACTTCCCATTGTGAAATCTAAAACCGTTTCACCTTCATTGGTGTAAGTTTTAATTAGGTACTCCATTAAAGCGACTGGCTTTTGGGTTGGGTGCAATGACTTTCCTTTATCACCAAAGCACCCACGAAACTTCAGTGTTTCGTTTGGGTAGCTCATATCAACTGGTATCTCTCTTACTGACACTGCAGTCATCGAACCGTAGTTATCAGCTTGTTTCCTTTTTGTTGTTGGTGGCCTTATATTTTTAGGATCTTTCTTCTGTAGTTGCGGTTTATATAAGCATTGTTTTTTGTAAAACACACTTACAATCTCATTTCTTCGCATAGGCATTCTTTTAGCATTAAGATGATTTGTTGCTTTGTCTTTTTGCCATACCCAATCATATTTAAATTGCTTCAAGTTGCTACATCGAAGTAAACTAGAAAACGGCTCAGCACCAAACAACACAATAGCCCCGTTAGGCTTAATAATGCGCTTCAACTGCTCCCACATTGGTTCAAGTGGAATAATTGAATCCCACTTGCACGCTGTTGTGCCGTATGGGGGATCGGCCAATATCATATCAACTGAACCACTTTCTATTTCTTTCATTCTTTCAAGGCAATCGCCCATCATTAAGTTAATCATTTTACTTCCTATTTTATTAAAACAAAACTATAACCAATCACCACAAATTTACCGCGACAAGCATCACATTTTGACAACCGCTTGAGACCAGCTTTTTAATGTTGAAAAACTATGCTCATTTCCATGCAGTTTTGTTACGCTATGTGACACCCCTCCGACGCATATAAACCCGCTCATTAGCTTAATCGACACCTTTTCCTCTAAGCCAGATCTTGATTCACTTTCTACCACAATGTATTGCGCCTTGCTTTTGCCTCTTCTAAAAAACATACTAACTCCAGGTTGTTTTATTTATATATATGTTATCAGGTATCCTCGCACAAATAAGTGACAAACATCACACTTTTGAATAAAAGAATTAGTGTGATATACTTCACAATATTAACAGAGGGCAGTTAGTTGATTAAAGAAGAAAACGGCAAGTTTACTGTTTATAGCGAAGAGGGTAAAAAGCTTTCTCGCGCTTACTCGTCTAAAAAAGACGCTGAAAATAGGCTTGCTGAAATCGAGAAATTTAAACATGCAGGCCAATCTTTATCTACTTATAAAGATAAAGAGGTGCTTCTTAACTCTATCTCTGAAACTCCAGATAGCAAATCAAAGTATCAAGTGTATTCAACCAATGCGCACGGCGATGTTGTATCTGTTAGATTTAACGGCGAGCCTGCTACTGTAGATTCAAGTGATACCGCCACACCTGCATATTGGAATAAATACCTATCAGGCACTAAAAAACACTCATTTAAGCACAAGCCTTTCTTTGATATGGCAACTAAAACTATTCGCTCTGTGCGTGATGGTGTGCAAGAGTATTACGGTATCGAATTGGGAATGGAGCCGCACAATAAGATTTTTACTGTGTATCGCTCACCGGAAACGATTGCAGAAGTTGCGAGCCGTTTGGATGGACTGCCGATTACTAATGACCACGTAGACGCTGATAGCGTTAGCGATGTATCTATTAAAGATATTATCGGTACTATTACATCAACAGAAATTATTGAATTAGACGATGCAGACACAAGCAGTAGTCTGTGTTTAGAAAATCCAATTGCTTTAGATGATAAAGGAATTTCATTAAAAGGCGCTGGTAAAAAAGAATTTAGTTTAGGTTATAACGGCCGACTAAAGCCGCATGATGTGTACGACTTTGAGCAATACGACTTTGAACCGACACATCTTGCGTTAGTAGATTCTGCCCGTGGTGGTAGCGTCTTAACATTCGTTGATAAGAAGGAAAACAATATGAGCGATAAGAAGCTCTCAAAAGTCTTTCTTGATGCAGAGGGAAACCCTAATCTACAGCAAATTGTTGAGATTGCGCAAGAGTTACCCGAGGCATTGAAAAAGATTCCGGTTGATAAGCTGCAAGAAGTTATCCCAATGCTGCAAGAAATTGTGACTATTGGCAAGTCAGGCGATGAAGCTGCTACAGAAGTTCCGACTGATGAAGAATCAGAAGGCGGCGAAGAAGTAGAGCTAATGGATTCTGATTATGAAGATATGGAAGGCGAGGAAAAAGAAAAGTTTGAAGATTCCAAGCTGTTCAAATCCATTATCGCAGCGCAGAAAAAGGCGTTTGCTGATAGTGACACTTTCAAGGATGCGGTTTCGAGAGCAGTTGGTGAGGCAGTTAAAACTCATTCGGCGGTGATTGAAAAAGCGACTCAGTTTGTTGACGAGCAATATTCATTTGCTGACAAATCAACAGATGAAATCATGCGAGATGCGCTAGCTGTTGAGCACGGCGATACAAAATTTGAAGATTCGGAAATCTCTACAGCGTTTAAATTGTTAAAGCGTAGCGGTTCATCTTTGCTTAATTTTGGCGATACAAAAAACGTAAGCGCACTAGAGGCGCGAATTAAACAAGATTTGGAGGGCTAATCAATGGCTTTTAATAATGCAGTATTGCAAGATAATTTAGATCTACCTACGGGCGAAGTCATCGCGGCTAGCCCATACAACGTTAGCGCGTTTGAACAGTTTGAAGACGGTTTAATTGAAGGTCGCTTTGTTAAGTACGACACAGCTTCAATCGATAAGCTAGACGCCTCTGCAACTCCAACGATTGCTGGTATTGCTAAGCGTAAAGTAACGGGTGAAATTGGCGCAGGCGTTTACAGCGCGGCAGGCCAAGAGATTGACCAAGTAGCTGAGGTTATTAACTTTGGTTTCGCCACTGTTACAGTAACAGATGCAGCGGTTCCAGTTAAATACCTGCCTGTTTACACAATTAATGCAGCAACGGCGGAAACTGGCAAAGCGACTCAAGATTCTGGCGCTACTGGCGCGCTGCTTGTTGAAGATGTTGTATTCTGGGAGCAAAAAGCACCTGGTGTATGGCTAGTTCGCATTAACAAATACCTATAAGGAACACTGACAATGACAGATAAGATGAATAAAGTTAAGAGCCTTTTTAACTTACAATCGTTTGAAGATAAAGCGGCTTTTGCAAAGGCTAATTTTAAAGATGCTGGCGGTATTATTCTTGCTCGCAATCTTGAGCATATTAGCCCTGAAATCTTTACTCAAGAGTTTGCAGGTTTAACATTCCTTAATCAAGGTGTGATTGTAAACAACGAGGGCGGGTACTCTACCTCAATTAAGAAGCTTAAAATGCAAGTTTCAGGCGGATTCCGCGAGTCTGGCACGAATACCAACACTGGCGGTAAAATCACGCTTACAGGTGAAGATGATTCAATCCCCACTTTTAGCATGGAGGCTGAATCTGATTGGTCAGAAGTTGAGCTTAAACAAGCTGAACTACAAAACATCAACTTAGCTAGTCGCTACTTTGAAGGTCACTCAGAGCTTTATAATCGCAAGATTGATGAGCTAGGATACCTTGGCCAAACTCGCACAGATGGTAGTCAAAAAACTCTTGGTTTGCTTAACTACGGCTTTACTGCTGATGCGGCGGCTGGAACTGCCGCTACATTAACAGGCGATCAGTTATACCAAGCGATTGCAGACTTGATTACAGATCAATGGGCTGGCGTGTTAAATGTAGACACTTACATGGCTGACCGTGTTGTAATGCCTGATACAGTTTACAATATTGCCGCTAAAAAGATTATGAACTCTGCTGGCTCTGAAATGACAGTGCTAAAAGCGTTACAATCTAACTTCCCTACTGTGACATTCGGCTTAACAGTTAAAGCGCGTGATGTTGGCGGCCTATCTAAGACTGTAGCATTTAGCTCAAACCGTCGAGCCATGCAAATGCGCATCCCTGTACCGCTAAATGTATCAAGTGTTGACCAGCGTGGCTTCAAATACTACGTTGAATCTTACTTTGGTGTAGCTGGTCTAGATATCATCGAAGATACAGCAGGCCGAATCTTAACAGGCCTATAAGCTTAATATGGAGGGTTCGCCCTCCTTTTTTTAAAGGGTAATGTAATGTCTAAATCAAAACAAAAACCTGAACTATACAAATCAATGCACAACGGAATTTTAGTTGTTGACAGTGAAGAGTTTACTCCAGGAGTTGCACGAGAAGTAAGCGCGGAGCTACTAGAGAAAGCGCAAGCAAAGCACGCTATTAAAATTGGCTTGCTGGTTAAAGCATAATGGCGCTGCTAGATGATTTTAAGGCTAGATTTCCTGAAATAGATTCAGCTCTAGCCGACTCTCTGGTTCCGATTTACGAGTCGGTTTACCACTGTTACTACAACGGTAATTATGATGTTGTATGTGAAAAAGAAGCTATCTTGCTAATCATTGCGCACCTAGTAACAACTGACCCGTCTTATGCTGGCTCTGGTAGCTCTGCGCCATCTCGTTCAGTATCAAGCAAGGCGGTAGGCTCTGTTTCTGTATCGTATGATGCAGGCGCAAGCGGTAGTGATTTAACTGTATGGCTAAATAGCACAAGATACGGGCAGTTATTTCTTGTCATTGCGTCTAGTAACTATGGTCCGCAATTCGCATGAACCCAAAAGATTTCTTAAAAAGGACTACGCACCAGTTTAAGTCCATGAAAGAAATGAAAAGCAAATATGTCGCTGTTGGGATATTAGAAAGCGAGGCAACAGGGCGAATTTACAAAAACGGAACAAGCGTATTAGAGATTGCAGCAATTCACGAGTTTGGCGCTGGTAAAAATCCAGAGCGTTCTTTTTTAAGAATGCCGCAACAGCTAAAGAAAAAAGAAATCGACAAATTTACAAACAAGCAATTAATGAAAGTGTTCGATGGAATGAACGTAAACAAAGGGCTTGGTTTAATCGGAACTTATGCAACAAATATATCTCAAGACGCATTTAAAACAGGCGGTTTTGGTAAGTGGCCAGAAATAGAGCAAAGCACAATAAACAGAAAAGGCTCTAGCGCTCCGCTTATCGATACAGGGACGCTTAAAAATTCAATTTCATGGGAGGTTAGATAGTGCTGCCTGATATGAGAGAGGTTTTAACAGAATGGGAGCAGCCCGTAAAGCTGAAAACCGTATCCGTTACAACAATAGACTTTATCGAAACTCAAATAGTTACAGTCGAAAACAAGCGCGCTGTATTGCAAGTTGCAGATAAAGAAAAATTAAATATCGACTCGCTTAACTGGTCTAAATCATATCGACTAATTCACTCTAAATTTCCAATTGATATAGATCAATATATCGAAGCAAACGGAAAAGATTATAAAATAGTTGGCTTAGAAGATTACAGCGAGTATGGGTACTTTGCGGCAGTTGGCGAAGAGACTAAAAAAGCGCTATTGGTGGCATCGTGAGACAACCTCATTTAATAGCGATAGCTAAGTTTATCAGGGATTTGCTTGCATATAATGAGCAGCTAATAAAATTTGATAGGCAGGACATGCCAGAGCAAGACTTTAACACAAGTTACATTGTTGTTAATGGCTCAGGGATTTCTAATAAACAATTTAGCGGCAGGGATTATGACGGCGAAGGCGAGATTATGCGCTATAGCGAAACCATGTCCCAATCTGTTATAATAGAATTTTATGGCGACGATGCTTATACGAACTCTAGCAGATTCTCTATATTAAACGAAAGCCAAGCGGCAGCGGATTTAAAAAGACAGCTAGGACTAAGTGTATCGCACAAATCTAGCGCGACAGATGTAAAGCAGATACTAGGCGACTCACACGGAAATAGAGTCCATGTAGAAATCAACATAACTTATAACGCATCACTTGATGTTGACACGCTGAGGATTGATTCAGCAGAATATGAAATAACAGAGGACTAACAATGGCCAGTATAAACAATGTCATTAATGTAACGCTGCTAGAAGAAGGTCAAGCGGTTGCCGCAGATAATATGAATGTAACTTCTATTATTACAGGTAATCAGGGCGTGCTTTCAACAGCAGAGCGTTACAGAGTATACAAAACAGCATCGGCGGTTTCGTCTGATTGGGGCGCATCATCTCCAGAGGCAGCATTTGCTAACACTTTCTTTGATACAAGCCCTAATCCAGTATCGGCAAGCGGTGCGCTTGTTATGGGGTACTGGCGAGCTAGCGACGAAACGGTAGCAGCATCAGCAGCAAGTTTAGTCAGCGAGCAGCTATCAGAGGCGGCACTAATTCCAATCCTAAACGGAATTACGGATGGGTCATTTACTGTTACGGTAGATGGTGGTGTAGAGCAGGAAATTACATCGCTTAATTTTACAACTGTTAGTGACTTTGATGGTGTTATTGCAATCCTCAATCCTGCAATTACCGGCGCAACTGTTACCGAATCAAACGGATACATTACAGTAATTAGCGACACAACGGGCGCATCGTCTGAATTAACCTATCTAGGCGTTGCGGCAAGCGGAACTGATATTAGCACAACTCTAGGCTTATCGGCTGAAACTGGCGCGGTGTTAACTCAGGGTGCTGATTCTTCTGTATTAACAGCAGAAACTAAGCTAGAAGGTATTACAGCTATTAAAGCGGCTGTAAATATCAAAGGTGCTATGTTCATCGATAAGATTTTAGATGCAGAAGTGCCAGGGCTTGCAACTTGGGCGGGTGCAAATTCGGTTATCTTGTACGAAACATTTAGCGGCAGTACGTATTTAGCTAAAGATGTATCAAATCCCGTTTGGGCTGTTAAGCTCGCAGGTCAATCAAACTTCCGATGCTTATACAGCAAAGCTGGCAACCGTAAATTTGCAGTGTCTTACATGGCTCGAACTCATACGGTTAACTTTGCAGGTCAAAACACAGCAATTACAATGAACCTGAAAACTCTCGCCGTTGCCGCTGAGGATTACACAGAGACGGAGCTTGCAAACGCTAAGACAGTTGGCCTTGATGTTTACACGGCAATCAAGGACGTACCGACCACATTAACAAGCGGTGCTAATGACTTTGTAGATAATGTTTACAACTTAATGGCATTTGTTGACAACGTGCAAACTAACTCTTACAACCTGCTAAAAGTCACGCCTACAAAAGTACCGCAGACTGATGCTGGCGTTGACTTAATCGAAGATGATGCAGAAAAAACTTGTGATCAATTTGTGCGAGCTGGTGTATTTGCTCCTGGCACATGGACGCTTGCTGATTTCTTTGGCGATAGAACGCAATTCCTAGATTCGATTGCTACTCGAGGTTACTACGTGTTAGCAGGCGATTTAGCAGACCAATCAACAGCGGATAGACAAGCGCGCAAATCTCCAGTGATTCAAATTGCTGTGAAGAATTCCGGCGCAGTTCATTCCGAAGATATCATTATCACATTTAACAAATGATAACCGATTTATTTTAAAGGGGATTCACTCCCCTTTTGTCCACCCCTTGTGTGTTCTCCTTTCCCCTGACCTAACCCTTGTCATTCCGCTTAATACCAGGCCATTTTCACGACAAAACCCAGAAAGATTGTATACCTCTGTCTTTATTCCGTCTGGGCTTGTGAACAAATACGACCTTGCCCTAGCTTTAATTATGTTTTTATTGTGGCTAACATAAGAGCAAGCTTCTGGTGAATATATTTTATTTCCTTCTATTTTTATATCTTTATCTAGCTCGCACCCTTCTTTATAATTATACTCATGCCACTCAGCAAAGCTCTGGAAGTTATGCCACTCTTTGCAAGTTGTTGCATCTTTATAATGCTGGTTTCTTTCCTTGAATTTTTCGTCATAACACCTTTGTAACATTGAAATCCATTTTATATATGCCTTTGTTTTTACCCCTTTTACTCTCGACTTATAAACGCCAACGCCAATAAACCCAACACCGAACACTGCCGGCCTTGTTGGATCTTTTATCTCTCTATTCCTGACAGATCTAGCATTTGTAACTCTGTAGAACCCTGTATCTGGGAAGAGCACGGAAACACTTCTTGAATTTTTTATCTCCGTTATAACCGCCACACCAGATGTTTTGGTTTCTATTCTCTTTCCAATAAACAAATCGCAAATACCCATACGCCCTCGCTATGTTGAATTTAACTTTACCTAAATATAGTGTATAATTAATGAACTCAATATACCCTAACAACCAAGGACTGTCAAATGAGCGTAATCTCCTATCCCAATGCGCAATCAACACTAACGCTTAACGGCTATGTGTTCCAGCATCTTATGGAGGGCGAGGCTTTAAACCTCGCCCCTGCAAATGAGAAAACAGCACGGACAAACGGCATTAACGGAAGTGTGTCAGTTTCAAATAGAGTTGATGGTGATGTGCATGACTTAACCATCATGGTTCAAAAGCATTCGCCTGACGATAAGTTTTTGAATGATGCTAAAAACTCAGCATCTCCAACTGTATTTGACGGCTCAATGAAGCGCGCATATTTTGAGGGCGGCACATCTAAAAAAGCGACGACTCAATTAACTACAGGCTCCATTACAACACAGCCAGGTAACGTAGATAATAACCAAGATGCGGATAACACGAAAACTTACGTTATCCAATTCCGTTCAGCAATCGAAACCTTCTAGGGGTAAATAATGGATCAGCTATCAGCAATCAAAGATATCTACAAAAAAGGCGGTTTTGATATTGGGGATAGACGCTATACATTTGCAAAAATGCCGTTTAAGAAAGCCAAAAAAATCTTTGCTTATATGACAACGGTTGCCGGAGAGCTAGAAAGTGGAAATCTAGGATTTATTGACTCTGACAAGTTCGATAATGATATCGAGCCGTTGCTAATGCAATATGTCCTTGTCGATGGGTTTAAGCTTGATACAACTCCTGAGCATTTTAACGAGCATATGAGTGACTACACTCAGTTTGTTATGATGTCATTACAGGGGTTCTCCGCGCCTTTTTTGCCAGAAGCAAATACCGCCTTAGCTTCCAAAGCAGAAGAAAGCCAAGCAACTACATTGAAGAAACCAATGTAGGCAATGACGACTTTACCCTGCTTTCATTAGTTAAAGCAGGGTATGGAGATTGGGCGGCGGTGAACGAACTCAGCACAGAGGAAGTTTTAAACATGATTGAGTTTGAAGAGATTAGCGCTGATATAGAGCACTACAAGATGGAGCAAGCGCAAAATGGCTGAAATAAACGAGCTAATTACTAAATTTAGTTTTGTCGGCTCCTTAAAGCCCCAAGAGGGGTTTAATAAAAACCTAAAAACATCTATAGGATTAACAGCAGGGCTTGCAGTTGCCATCCAAGGCGCTACAAGTCTTTTTGTTGCATGGACTTTAAATGTAACTAAAGCAATTGATCCAATGGTACAACTAAGTCGAGAAACAGATGTAGCGGTCGGCTCAATGCAAGAGCTAGGATTTGCAGCGTCTCAAAACGGTTCAGATTTAAATGCTACAATGTCATCCATTAAGGAACTGACAAAGCGAGCGGGTGAATTTGCGCGCACTGGCGGAGGGCCGGCAGCAGAGGCGTTTTTACAGCTTGGAATAAAAGTCCGTGATGCAAACGGCAAAATGAAAAGCGCAGATAAAATAATGATGGATATGCGCGGTTCATTGCAAAGCTTTAACAAGGCAGAGCAAGCCGATATTCTAGATAAGCTAGGTATTGACCGCTCGATGATTCAGCTCCTAAATAAGTCATCGAAAGAAATAGACGCACTACGCGCAAAGGCTCGCGCTCTCGGCACTGTTACAGAAGAGCAAGCGGATGCAGCAGCAGCTTTGAATGATGCTAATACAGTCCTTAAATTTGGGATGCAAGGGCTTAAAAATCAAATTGCAGTTGGAATCGCCCCAACAATTAAAGAGCTAACAGAGGGTTTTACCGATTTTCTAGTGGCAAACAAAGACCTGATACAAAACGGAATTAAGGCGCTAGGAAAAGTTTTAATTTCTGCGTCTGGATTTGTTAGTAGAATGACCCCTATTGCACTAGCGGCAGCTGCTGCCTTTGGTGTGTGGAAGGTTGCAACTATCGGGCTAGGTGCTACGCTGGCAACTGTGTTTTCACCTGTTGTATTAATTACAGCTGGAATAGCAGCGGCAGCACTTGCAATAGATGATTTAATAGTGGCGTTTAAAGGTGGAAACTCTGCAATCCGTAACTTTATTATGGATTGGACGGGCTTTGATATAGCCCCAGCGCTTCAAAATGGAGTTAAGGCAATCAAGGTATTTATCAAGCAAGCTATAGGATTGTTCGATGAGCTAAAGGTGTTTGTATCTGAGTTGTTTGGAAGCATATCAGAAACGATTACAGGTGCATTTAAAGCAGTGGGAGACGCCGCCGCTAGTGTTGGTGATTTCCTCGGGTTCTCTGGTGGGAATGACGGAGCTGTTGATAGAGGAGTGACAAACAACTCATCATCTACTGCAAATGTAAATCAAAACAATAATATAAATGTTTATTCAAATGACCCGGCAGCAGCAGGGCAAGCCGTAGCTAATCAGCAATCTCAACAATTAAGAGAAGCGCGTCAATATTTCAATAGAGGTGGCATGTGAGTTTTTTCGATGGCATAAGCTCTGCGCTAAACAATACCAAACAGGAAACCGAGATTGGAATAGGCGGGTTTCGTTTATTTGCAAAAGTGGACGAATCAACCAACTACTCTAATGTGGTTCCTGTTGATGTGCTGGAAGATGGCTCAAATTCAACAGACGACATATTAAACAACCCTATAACAGTTAGCATAAATGGAGTTATAGGCGATTTAATAGTTGAGGCTCCGCAGTACCCTGAATTGATTAGCAAGGATTTTTCAGCAGTTGGTGAGATTACAGCCTTGCTACCAGCTAAGAGCCAGCAGCAAATACAAAGAATATCACAGATAGATAGCTCGCTAAGAGAGGCGACACTGCTTGCAAATAGAGCGAGGCGACTAGCCGATAGCGCTTATGAGTTTTTTAACAACTCCGCATCTACAGCAAAAAGTCAAAAAGAAAAGTTTGTTGAGTATATGGAAACGATTTATTTTTCTAGACAGCCTATATCGCTATCAACTGAAAATCGTGATTTTAAAAATATGGCCCTAACAAACTTGGTTATCAGCAGTGATAACACAACAGGAGAGCTAAAATTTACATCTACATTTACGCAGATTAATTACTCTCAGCTTGTTTACGTTGAAGTGTCAAATAGCTATGCGTCACCGTCAAACTCAGTCGCCGGTAAAACTGCAAGTGCGGCAAATAAAGGCGGTCAGAATCCAGAAACAAACAAAGAAACGTCGCTACTTGGCGCGCTATTAGGTGCTTAAATGAACATTGTAGAGAACATCACTAGCGAGTATATACAAAATCACACTTTGGAATTTAGTCGAGGACTGGTAAACTTAACGCTTGTTTATGAAAAGTCTGTGCAAATGTGGAAAATGAACGTGACGTACACGCGAAAAGATAACACAGAGCCGCAACCTCCGATTTACGGAGTTAAGCTTGCGCTATCGACTACGCATTTTAAACATAGAAATTGGCCGTTTGATTTTGCTGTTGTTGATACTACAGGAAGTGGTGTTGACCCATTTAGAGAAGATGATTTCGAGCGCGGCAGATGCGAGCTTTATTTTATTACACCAAGCGAGATGATAGAAATTAGGGGTGTAGATGTCAGATAGATTTACTCGTGATTATAGGTTAACTATAGGGCTTGGGGCTAATCAGGTTGAGATTAGACCTCCTTTTAACATCTCTTTTTCATCTACAGAGAATATATTTAATAAGTCTTTAAATAAACTTAACGTAACTATCCCAGGGCTAAAACAAGCTACGCGCGAGAAGCTTATTAAATATGAGCTAGACAAGCAAAAGTATTTTCCAATTCAATTAGAAATAGGATATCAAAACAGGCTGTATCGAGCATTTAAAGGTTCAGTGAGGACAGGCGAGTTAAGCAGGCAGGGCGCAACCTTTGTAAACACGCTTGAATGCTACGATGGCCATCCCGACTTTACGCAGGCGTTTACTAACAAGGTTGTAAGCGGTCGCTCTCTTGCTATCGACGCAATACTAGAAGATATGCCGAACACTGAAAAAGGAGTTGTAACAACTCTATCGGACACACTTAGGCCTAAAGTCTTGGTAGGGCCTAGCTCTGAATTGTTATCAAAAATAGCGCAAGGGAAAGAGTTTTACATTAAAGACGAAAAAATATTTATTACTAATGACGATGAGGTTGTTTCATCAATTGCACCTCTAGTAACAGCCAAAACAGGGCTGAAAGGAACGCCGCAACAAGATCATATTGACACAGTATTTACTACCGTATTAAATCCTACTTTAAAAATAGGCGGGCTATGCGAGCTTGAGAGCGTGACAAATCCAGACGTGAACGGCACATACAAAATCCACCAAATAACAACAACAGGTGCATATAAAGGCGCGTGGGAGCAGGTTGTGACGTGCAGGCCTGCAAATGAATTTAAGGTTGTGCGATGAGAAGCGAAGAGCTATACGAAACAATTAACGAGGCTTTAGCGTTTGCCCTGTCTAACCTTCATACGACAGTTATCTGTAAAGTTGAAGAGGTTGGAGAAAAAACAATATCATGCTCACCAGTTGTTAATAGAGTAGTGAATGGCGAAAGCGAAAAGCTAGCAATGTTCACAGAAGTTCCTCCTATATTCATAAGCGGCGGATCATCATATACAGCGCATCCAATCGCAATTGGTGATTACTGTTTATTATTTATATCAGAACGCTGCTATGACGCGTGGTATTATGGTGATGATTTTGTTTCACCAGTAGAAATGAGAATGCACGATTACTCAGATGGATTTGCTTTAGTTGGAATAAAAAACAATGCAGGCGCAATAGAAATCCCTGATGTAATAACTCAAATTGGCGATATGTTTGCGCAAGGCAATTTGGAGCATAAAGGCAATTTGACGCGCACTGGCGATGAAGAAGTAACAGGAACAAGGACGCATACAGGAGATGTAACAATCACCAATCAAATGCAAGCAGCCATTTCTGTATTGGGGCAAGCTTCATTCACAAGTATACAGACAAGCGACCAAGCTGGTGTTAGCGGCACGTTTACAAGCGCAGACAGCAAAACTATAACAGTAACCAACGGAATTATAACGGGCATTGTATGAGAGTTAGAGCATTAGATAGTAATGGTGACTTCACGTTTGGGGCTGGACTCGCTAATTACATAAGCGAGAAAGATGCGCTTAATCAAAAGGTCGCAACTAGACTAAAATCATTTAAAAATGACAACCCGCTAAACATGGATGACAATATTGATTGGATTGATTTACTCGGCAGAAAAGGAACCGAGGACACAATCTTAAAAGAGATTGATCGCGTTGTAATGCAAACTAGCGGCGTAACAAAAGTAACTAAATTAGAGATATTGCGCACAGTTGATAGAATGCAATCATTATCGCTAAGTTATGTTACAATATACGACGAAGAAGAAACGCTGGAGATATCAGATTTATGACGCTTGAGTTTAACGAAAACGGCGTGCAAACAAACACGCTAGCCGAACTAATTGAACGCCTTACAGAAGGTTATAGGTCAATTTATGGGGCTGATATTGATGTAGATCAAGAATCTCCAGACGGGCAGCGTATTGGAATCGAGGCGCTATTAAGATTTGATATTGAAAGTTTAATATCTTGGCTTTATTCTCAAATTGACCCTGACTTAAACAACGGAGATATGCAACAAGTCATAGCAAAGCTTGCTGGCGTTTACCTGCTTCCATCATCTCGCTCGCAGTGGGATTTGGTTCTTAATTCGGATAGAGTGAAAACACTACCATCGGGCTACACAATAACAGACAACAGCAATCAAAACTGGTTCCTCGATTCAGATGTGAATATTAATGTAGGCGACAACAATATCACCTTCCTATCCAGCTTGTGGGGTGGCATATCTGGCGTGGCTGCGGGAAGCTCATTTACTCAAGCAACGCCCGAGCTTGGCGTAATATCTATAACAGCCATTACAGACGCTACACAAGGAAGAGAGGAAGAAACAGAGGAGGCATTTAGAGTCAGACGCAAGAAATCACTTGAAAATCCATCCCAAAGCACTGTCGGCGCTATTTACGCAAAACTTGCACAATTGCCTGGCGTTACTGATTTGCAAGTGCTGGACAACTCAGAAAGCACTTACGACCCTGAGAAAGATTTAAACGCCCATACCATGTGGGTTATTATAGAGGGTGGCTCTCTAGACGATATCGGAGAGGTAATGGCAAAGCAGCGACTTGGCGCCACAAAAGGCGATATAGAAGTCACGTACACAGATGAGCTTACAAAGCCAAACGGCGATCCATTTTTTATAATTAACGAGCACAATATCGATAGACCAGAATACAAAGATTTATATATTAGATTAACAGCGACACAAAAAGTTACTGGTTCAGATATAGATGAAGATGCAATAAAAGAAAGCCTTTCTAAATTCCCTGTTGAAATAGGGTTAAGCGTTCAAGCTGGCGAGCTAACACCTAGCGCTTACATTACAAATTACAATTACATTGTTAGTGATTTAGAAATAAGCCTTGACGGACTTGCTTGGACAGGCAAGGAGTTATCTCCAGATTTTGGCGGTAAGTTTGTGATTGATACTGCAAATATAACTGTGACAGAGGTTTCAGCATAATGAGCAGCGAATTAACAGAGCAGTATATTCTCTATCTAATAAAGCAGTATTACGAGAAGCCCAAGGCAAATGCTGAGATAAGAAACTTACTTGTAGACTGGCAAAATCAAGCCAACTTTATAAAAGAGTTTGGAAGTAACTTTGATATTGATAATGCAAGTGGTAAGGTTTTAGATCTCATCGGACGCATTGTCGGACTATCTAGACAAGTTGACAACATAACTCCTATCGTTTTTTTTGGCTTCTCAATAAACCCTGATTCAAAAGGATTTTCAGACAAATTTAACGCACTTAGAGAGAGCGCTCCATTCTTTGATAAGTTCGGACCTGTTTACACGCCTTACCAATTGCAAGATCCAGAATACAGAAAGCTACTAAAAATAAAGATAGCTAAAAACAATTGCTCTCCATACCTTGTTTCTGACGATAAACCGAGCTTGCAGCAGGTTATATTTGATGCGTCAGAAGGTAGAGCTTATGTTGTAGACAATAAAGATCAAACGCTAACCCTTTATGTTTCACCTAGCGTAAGCTTGGATGAATTAAAATTAGTTTTAAAACTTGATATACTGCCGAGGCCGATAACATTTAGTTATAGAGTAATAATACAAGCCGAGCCTGGCGTGACATTTGGGTTTTCAAATAACCCGAGTTCGCTAGGTTTTTCTGATAAGTTTGACCCGTCAAGAGCTGGCGGCATTTTTGCGAGGAAATTAATATAATGTCCAAAATAACTAGATATAACGGAGATGTGAAAGCGTTTGCATCCTCTGCGCCTGGAACGGAGAGGACTGTGTTCGGCGGAACAACACAGTCTGACGAGCTAACAGATCAAATCACAACCAAGTTTTTGCAGGGGTGGGGAATTGTTGGAGCGAGCGAAAGCCCGTCATTGCAGGATTTCTCTGCTGCATCATTCACAGCAACGCAGTTTATATCATACCTTCATCAAATGGGCGTTGCAGAGTGGAATGCTGAGCAGGAATATCCAACCGCTGGAGCTATGTCTGTTTATAATGGGTTGCCGTGGTTTAGAAAAGATTCATGGACAGTTGGAGATGAGCCGAATGTGACTAATTCATGGTCAACCGTTCAAGTTGAAAATAGGCTTAAAGCAAATCAGAACTTTAATGTCGCTGGTGCAGACGGCCAAATAAGCGCGACCCCTCAAACTTTCACAGTAGGACAAGAGTTTGCAAATGGTCGGTTTGTCGTTAATGCCGATTTAGTTAACGCAACATATAGCGCAGGTTTAATAAACGCAGACAGCGGCAGTTATTATGTTGAGTATGAAGGCGATTTTACAGGCGACTTTTACGGCATTAAACTCGCTGATAATTCCGTTGTGCAAACTGGCGTTACAATCTCGCTAGAGAGCGGTAACACTAGATTAACTATCGATATGTCAGTCGCTCCATCACATAAATTCGCAGGGTTAAGCGAGCAGGCTGGTGTGTGGCAGGATATAAATGATAAAGACAGCTCAACACAAGCTGGGACGCCAGAGGTAACAGGTACAGCAACATTCACAAACGCAACGCAGGTTATTAATTTGACTGGCATCGGCGCTTTAGATAACTTGGAAATTGGAGATGTTATTCAAATCACTAATTCTCTATCTAATAACAAAGAATTCACTATCGAATCAATTACTGACGCAAATAATGTAATTGTCAACTACGAACACAGAGGTAAGACGACAACTAAATCTCTTATTGATGAAGTTGCAACAGCGGGCGTTACAGTTAATCTGCTATGCAAATGGTATAATGCACCGCTAGGCCTTGGTCAGGGTTGGGCAGATGTTACATCATCAAGAGCTTTAAATGTTGCAGCCTTAAATTCAACAAATAGAGCAATAAAAGCTGCTGCAATAATCTCTGGAAGCGATACCATTTCAAGAACCCTCTTAATAGACGGGGCCAGTTTAGCAATAGAGGAGGGCAGCGATCTTAGCGGATATTCTACAATATCAGAAGTGGTCACAGCAGGCTCTAGCTATGAGATTAGCGCAGGATCCGTAACAATTGTCAGCTGGTCTGAACTGAGATAAGGAGATCAATATGGATTTTTACAAAGACTCAAAAAACAAAGTTTACTCATTCACTGATTTGCAAGTCGCAAATGGAATTGACAGTGATTTGACAGCCATCACTCAAGAAGAGGCTGATGCAATTTGCAATCCTGCACCAACACTAGAAAATTGCAGATGCGCAAAACTAGCAGAAATGCGCAAAGAATGCGATGATGCGATCGCAACGTTATTTCAGTCTGACGCCCTCGGCACTGACAAAACTTATAGCTATGATTGCAGAGAGATAGATCAGCTTAATCTGCAGAGTATCGTGATAGCTGGAAATGGCGGTTCTATTTACGTACATGATGGGCAATGGTTCAACGAGGTTGGCCACACTCACGAGCAGTCAGCCACTCTTTTATCTGACATGCTAGAACACATTAGAGTGCAGAGGTTTGACAAGCTCAAGCCAATTATTGCAGCGATTAATGCAGCCACAACTAACGATGAGATTAACGCTATAACTTGGAGTTAGCACAGATTAACATTAATCTTTTCAACATCTCTAACTTGAACAGGAATTCGAGCAAAACCATTTTTAACTTTAATCATGGTTTTGCTCGTCACTTCCTCTACTTCAACAACTTGGTTAACAACTAAATTGTTACTAGCTCTAATAATCTTCACTAAACTACCGCTTTTAATGCACATATCAACCTCCTTTTCTTATAGTGTAGTAAAGATTAAAATTAAAACTGTGATGCCCGTTACATAACACTGCGATAACTCATGCAATCGCTGCGCTCTGATGTTTATCTTGATGTTAGTAAGAATTGCTATCCTGTTGTGATTGCAAGCATTCCTTCATGCTCAAATATCAATTTCTTTTCAATGAGCGCGCTTACCATTGAGTCAGGGTATTGCTGTTTATCAATTTCATCTTTAAGCAAGTAACCGCACTTTTCAACCAACTCAATAAATTTTAATTGCTTTTTACTTATATTCATAATTACCTCTATATTTATCGCAATTCAATTACTAACAACACATTTAAGTCTGACACGCTACGCTTTGCCGCTTAATGTAAGGGTTAACTATACACTAACTGCACAACAAGTCAGTGATGCCTGTCACGTTAATGACAGGCGGTTAGGTTAGCCACCGTTATATTGTTGCGGTTGCGGCGCTTGTTGGTATTGCGGCGCTTGTTGCTGTAGTGCGCTTTGTTGTGGCTGCTGATACTGCGGAGCCGCTTGCTGTTGTGGTTGTTGCTGCATTGGTGGTTGTTGCTGTTGAGCTATTGCGCCTTGATGTTGAGCCTCAACTTTATTTAGCATTTCAAGTACACAGCCAAAGCCTTGAAGCACAACTTCTGTTGTATATTTGTCCTGCCCATCTTGCCCTTGCCACTTGCGAGTCTGAAGCTTTCCTTCAATGTAAAGCTTTGAGCCTTTGCGCACGAACTCACCAGCAATCTCTGCAAGCTTTCCAAACACAACGACCTTGTGCCATTCCGTTTTCTCTTTTCGCTCGCCTGTTTGCTTATCTTTCCATGTTTCGCTAGTTGCCAAGCTAAAGTTTGCCACCGCATCACCATTAGGCATGTATCGCACTTCTGGATCTTTGCCTAAGTTTCCGATTAAAGTTACCTTATTAATGCTCATTTTATTACCCTTGTTGTTTTGATTGAATTAACCAGTTAGACACACTGTCATAACTAGCGGTTAGGATATCTTCCATTTTTGCTATATTCCATTGCTGCAAGAATAGCTGCTCTGTCATGCAATCGTGGAACAATGCTCTTAATGCTGCAATTTGATTTGCATCAATAGTTGTTACTTTTGGCTTCGCTGTTACATTGCAAGCATCATCGTCTGTTTGAGCCAAGCCTATGATAGCTGAGTAAGCATAACGGCGCATATACGTTATTGACGCCCCCATTGCTTGTGCTGGATTTTTACCGCCACCACCCATCAAAACAGCTTGAGCCATTAAGAAAGAAGATGATATAAACCCACCTGACTCATGAGTTAAAATTGTTTCAATTTCAGTGCCTTTTTCAGTTTCATTTAGCAACTGAATAACTGCAAGCCCATTATTTGCTAATGGCTCTTGAGCTGTCTGTATGCACTTAGACAAGTCCGCGTAATAGTAGCCATGCCCACTCGTTGCTTTGAACGCCCCTGTTAGCTCACTTTGCATTTTTGATAGCGCCAGAAAAAGCTCCGGCCTATTGTTGTCGCCAATCATAACCGCCTCCTAAAACGGTGAAACATCATCTTTAAATTCCTGCGCACATCTCTCAATATGCTCACCAGGAGTCTCAAAGCCATCTGAATAAAGTTTATCAGCCCACAATGCTAGCTGCTCACTACTTAGCGAGTCAATCTGCTTTCTAACTCGCTTGCCTTTGTCAGACAAATATCCATCTACATCTATCTTTTTCATAACTAATCCCCTTGTTTGCGCCCATTTCCAAGCCCGTAGCCACGCGCTGCGGCCGCATCATACTCTCGACCGCTATTTGCTTGCAAATCAATCTTGCGCTGCATGTTGTTGCACATAACATCGACTGTTTCTTCCATTCGCTTCTTGCGGTCAATCACTCGATTGCCTGCTAAAATATCTGCTATTAATGCTGCGTTGCTCATACTGCCATCCCGTTAAGTAAAATTAATAAAACCCATACTAGCACCAGAAATATCGGAAGTATAAGCGCCTCTGCTAAAAGTGTGAGCCAACCCTTATTTTTAAGCTCAAAATTTAAATCGTGCTTTAGCTGTTCGCATTTCTCTTTCCATGTAGCAGGAATCTTTGCTGATACTTTTTCTAAAACTTTCTTGAATAACTTTTTAAATTTAGTTTTCATAACAACTCCCATTTATTGTTACATTTCCACGCCGTTAATTGGCGATAAAATTTCACTTGGAACAAATACCTCTAAACTCCCTGTGCGAATCTTTGAACGGCCACCGCTTTCGCTAATAACAGAAACTAAAGCGCATTTAGTTAGCTGGCCGATGCATGTTTTGTAGTCTTGGTTAATTGTGTGTGTAAATGCTTTCATAATAACTCCCGCTGTTGTTTCGATGTGGGTAAATTTATACCCTTATTTACAGACTGTCAAATATTATTTAATTCTTTTTTAATTTAATTTTAATGCCTAATTAATACTTGACAATATTTAAGCGCGGATATAAGCTTAGGTAACTTTTAACACGGAGATAGAAAATGACAAAAAAAATAGGCGTAACAGTTTACTTTAAACAGAAAGACCATGAAGCATTTAAAAAAGTTTGCAAAGATAATGACGTGACAATGGCCGCTAAGCTTTTAGAGAAAGCAAAGGCGTATACAAAGAAGGAGTCTAAGCAATGAGCAACGATCTATGGAGAACGCCACCGGAAGTAATTGGCTTTTTAACTGAGAGATTTGGTAGTATCAATCTAGACCTATGCTCTAGCGATAAAAACAAGGTATGCGAAAACAATCTTGATGAAGAGTGTGATTTTCTAGATGACTCGTGGATCGCCTATGCACCAGAAGAGTTTAACTTTGTCGCTGGTGATTTAGCTTTCTGCAACCCTCCATATTCTAAGCCGCTGCCATTCGTTAAACAGTGTGTTAAATGGGCGAAACATGGCTATGCTGTAACCGGCATATTAAATTTCGACACTTCAACAAAATGGTTCGCAGAGTTAATAAATGCAAACGCGCTAATTATGCCAATTACAGGGGGTAGAGTATCATTTTTAAACGGTGATGGTGTTACTATTAAAGGTAATAGTAAGCCGCAGTTTATGTTTTACCTTGCGCCGTTTTTGTCCGAGTCAGTGCAAACTGAATATGTACCAATCAATCATATTTACCACGAAAACTACTAAGGAGCAATAAAATGACAACTACATTATCAAGCAAACAACATTGGCAACAAAAAGCAATGGAAGCGACACTGCATGCTACAGCAGCACATGAGCGAGTCTTAGAAGCGCAAGGGATTATCGACTCAGCCAAGAAGCTTGTTAAGCACCATCAAGACGACGCGCGCATTCATGAATTAGAGGCGCTACACTTTGAAAATAAAGCAAAGGAGTGTGAGTGATGAAATGCGCAAGCAAGCCAGAACTGAGAGAGCAACTTGTAACTGAGCGTAAAAAGCTAAAGGCGGTAGAGTTTGAGCTGCAAGTTATGGCCGAAAGGCTTAGCAAGGTTCGCAAAGAAAAGGATGCGGCAGAGCTAGCGACTATAAAGCTATACGATAAAGTTAAGCTATACAGTTATGCTATAAAGCATCTTGAATCAAACCAGAAGTAAGCACAAGCCACTATCACAGTGGCTTTTTTTGTGAGCATTGTCACACTTTACATTCTAATTTAATTAAACCACACAATTTTACTTGCCCTTTGCGCAAGTAATGCTATTATCTTTATATCGAAACAAAACAACCTAAAGGAAAGCATTATGACTAAATTACAATTGAAAGCAAGGTTTGATCTAGCAGTTAAGAATGACGACAAAGCGTCTCTAATGCTAATGTTAAACCCTTTAATTGAAAAATTATCTACAATGATTATTGCTGGAACTTTAATTAAAACCGTTAAAGCTCACCTTTCAAATAACGGCATCACAGGCAAGGCTTGCGATATGCTTACGGAAATGGCAGTAATAAGAGCTGAGAAATTTGTGCACTATAAGGCTAAATAAATATGATTAAAAAAGAATTCTGCGCACTTGGCAAAGCTATCGAGCAATGCCAAGTAAACTGCGAAAACGGAGCTGTTAGCACTTATCGACTATCAATGCTAACAGGTATAACAGAATCAACTTTAAGTCGCATAAAATACGGTAAATGCAGCCCAACCAGATACACAATGCAAAGAATAGCTAGGGCGCTTAATGTTAATTATTCAGCAATAGAAATCATTGCAGAAGAACTAGTTCAGCGTGAAGCTGATTATCAAAAACAACTGGAGAAATGAAAATGGAATTATCAAAGCTAATAAGCACTATAGGAGAAGATAATTTAATGCTACAAAGCATTGACGGATCACTTGTAAAGTCAGTAGATAAAAAGCGCACAAAAGACACTGAGCTTACAATTGCAACAAATCAAGTGAATACAAATGATGCTGTAAGGCGAAGTGGTAAAGTTGGCATTATAGTTTGGTTTGACAGGGATCAATTTAACGAAGCAACAAAATAACCACCAAATCCGCTTAATTGCGGATTTTTTATGCGCGAAAGAAAGTTTAAATAATGGTTGCGTGTATATACAATTGTGCTGTACAATGTACATACACAATAACAAAGGAGTTAGTATGAAAGATAAAAAACTACCATTGCCAGTTAGATTTGACCCATCTGTCATGGAGAAGTGCAAAGAGATATCAAAAAGCAGCCAAAGCGGATTTACAGCATCTGAAATAGCAAGGGATGCAATGCGCATAGGTTTGAATGCGTTGGGTGAATGGGTTGTAGGCGATAAAAACGAGAGACTATAAAAAAGCCCCGTTGACGCGAGGCAATTACATTTAATAAGGAGTTCAAATGACCGATTTAATTTTACAGCAAAATAATGGTATTGGCGAGTATAAGCTTAGTACGTTCAATTTATGGAAAAAGCTAAATGAACTAAGAGGTAAAAATATCCAGCATGGCGACTTTTTAGCTAAGGTTGAGGATGAGATTGACAATCTAGGGGTGTCAGATTTTTTCCCACACCCGCAAAACAACCAGCCAGTAAGATATTATATGCTAAATAAAGATCAAATGCTTCTTGTTGGAATGCGAGAGTCAAAGGTTGTTAGAAAAAAAGTCCTAGCATGGATTAAAACACTGGAGTCAAATCAACAATTTCAAATCCCACAAACACTAGGCGAGGCATTGCAGCTTGCAGCAGACCAAGCGAAACAACTTGAACTTGCAGCGCCTAAAGTTGCATTCGTTGATAACTGCGTTGAACGTGGCGCATTGATGACAGCAACGCAAGTTGCACAAAAGCATAAGTTGTCAGCAATTAAATTGAATAAATTTCTAGATGAATTAGGCGGTGTTTATAGTAAGGCTGTTAAGCGTGGCAGAGCGTTTTTACAGCCGTTTGTCGACAATGGGTTAGGCGAAATGAAGCAAACGGAGCTAGGTCACTCACAGGCGCTATTTACAGCAAAAGGCGAGCAGTGGATTAACGAGAAGCTAATTAGCGAAGGGGTTATTTAATGCGGTGGGTTAAGCATGACACAGACGCGAATCAAGACGCGAAACTACAAAACGTACTACTAGATTATGGCCTTGAGGGTTACGGCCTGTACTGGTACTGCATAGAGCTTATAGCAAGTAAGATTAATAACGATAATATTACATTTGAACTTGAGCATGATGCGCGAATTATAGCCAGAAACACAGGTTCAACACCTCAAAAAGTTGAAGAAATGATGCGTTATTTCGTAAAAGAACGTCTTTTTGAGTCAATTGATGGCGTTATTACGTGCTTTAAATTGGCTCGCAGACTAGACAAGTCAATGACTAGTAACCCGCAAATGCGTGAAATCATTGGTAAATTAAAGGGTCATGACGCAATCATGACTGAATCAGCAAAACCCATGCAAGATAAGATTAGATTAGATCAGACTAGAGAAGAGATAAAACCTTTAGTTCAACCAGAGGTTAAACCGAAGAAATATAAATTCGATAATTATCAGATGGAGTTTGCAAAATGGATGTATTCACAGTTGCTAATATTAAACCCTAACTTTAAAAAGCCCAATCTTGAGTCATGGGCCAACACCTTGAGATTGATGCTTGAAGCTGATAAGCGTGACCCTGTTGAAGTTGGTAAGGTATTTACATGGGCTAACCAAGATAGCTTTTGGAGTTCAAACATACTTAGCGCTGCATCACTGCGAAAGCAATACGACAAGCTTGTTGTTAAGATGAACCAACCACAAGGCAAAGGCAAGGTTGTTAACGACGACTCAGACAACTGGGAAAGATTTGATAAGGAGACATTCTAGTGAGCGAAATACAAAACCAAGTTGCAAGGATTCAAAGGACGGCGCAAACAGACACACGATTTAAACAACCAGATCACGTTGAAGTAACGCCAGAGGCAAAGGAATTTACAAACCGCTTGTTTAAAAGCTTACTCCCACATTTTCCAGCATGGCGACAATCTTGCCCTGAGCCTGACGATTTAGGTAGATTAAAAAACGCATGGACAAAAGCGATAATGCGTCATGAATTAAAAACAGGTAAGCGATTAAACGTGAAAG